ATGTGTTTACTATGTCTAGCGATTGGCACGTCTGCGAACTAAACGCTGTGTAATTTGTACCTGTAGCTGCTGTAGTTAAGCTAAGTATTGTTGCTGATACTGCGCCAGGCACTGAGCTAGGCATTGGATTAGCAGCGGATACATCAGTAGCAGAACCATCAGCGCCTTCTGAGATTTTAACACGCTGATAGAGAATTCCGCTTAGATCATCAGCGGCTATAGTTGCGCCAGTTCCAGGTGTGTATCCTACGTTATCGGCCATGATTTATCCTATAAAGCAAAGATTCCTGAAGCGTTAAACTGAACGTCGATATTGTTACCATTTGGCGTTACAGGCAGTCCACTTGCTGCTACATCAATATACATAATTAGCGGTGAAGTAGCTGCGGAACCTGTGTCTTTGTAGATGATCAATGCTTCTACTGATGCGCCTGTTATCGAAGTAAAAGTAACATTATCAGCATCAAACACGCCGTTAGTAATGGTCTTTGAAGCTAATGTTGCAGCCGTACCGATTAACGCCGCACTAGCTGCCGACCAGAACTCATCAGTGCTGCTATAGGTATAAGTGCCGGTATCAATTAAAGCTATTTTGATAGTGTCTGTCGGCATGTCGATAAGAGCATCAAGGAACTTCTCTTTAGCTTTTGGATAGATTGCATTTGCCATTATTCTAACTCAATCCCTGAAGGATTGCCTTCTTCATCTAATGTTATTCGTTGAACCTTAACTTCTGGTTGCTCTGTTATCTCAATAGCTGTTGGATTGCCGTTATCATCAGTAATTATCTTGCCTGACTTTTTTCGACCTGTCATACCGCCCATGCTCATTATCTTAGGCTGTGCCACCTGGTCCATCTGCAAGCGGATACGCTCTAATGACTGCTCACTAGCTAGTCTACGCTCTTCCATAAGCTTTTCTGACTCAGATAACCTAATTCGCATCTGCTCAAGCTCAAGCTTTTGTATCTCAAGAATGTGCTGCATCTGTGAGCTTTCTTGCTTAATAAGTGCTTTGTCTGCCTCGGTCTGTGCCGATGACTGAACTTTAAGCATATCAACCTGAACGGCTTGAGTCTTAACCTGGATCTCTTGCTGTGCTAGGCCAAGCTTCTGCTGCTCAATAAACTCTCTAAACTGCTGGTCCTGAACCTTTAGCTGGGCCTCAAGCTGGTCGCTCTGCATCTTTAACTGTTGGTTTTGAATCTCTATCTGATTCTTTACAGCACGGTCTTGAGCTTCCATTTGAGCTTGTTGCAAGCGAGTCTGGCTTTCAATCTGAGCAATCTGCAAACGGCCCTGAACCTCTTGCATAACCGGATCTGGTGGAGGCGGCTGTTTAGCTGCTTCTTCTTTAGCCTTAGCAATCTCTTCAATCTGTTTAAAAGCCTTCGTGAATATACCATCCAGCTCCTTGCCTCCCTTGAATCGCTTAATCATGTTTTGGAATAGCGATAAGCTAAACTCAGCTAGTGGCGGGTATTGCTCAACTAGGCCACGCATCTGGTCAAAGAACTGCCCTGCTGTCTGCATGAGCATTTGACCTTCTTGCTGCTGCTGTTGCTGGTCTATAGCCACCATAGAGTCAGAAGCTATCTCGATGCGGTAGTTTCTAGCGTTAGCGTCTCTTAATATGCCGATAATCTGCTGCTTCATCTCCTCGACTAGCATCATCTTATCCGGCTGAGGCGGCATCATCGGAGGTGGGGCCATCTCAGGTGGCATACCTTCAGGCGCTGGAGGAGGAGGCGGCGGTTGCGGTATAAAGATAGTTGGCTCAATTAGCGCATCAGCATCAGCAATGTCTAGGATGCGCTGCTCATCAAATAGCTCGGCAATAATCGTGCCAAGATGCATAATTGCATCTGACATAAATTTAGTGAACTGGTTTTGCCGTACGATTAAGCCAAGTGACGACCACTGATTCTCTAATCTGTTGGCGGTGGCTGACTTATACTGCTCTGATGTACCACGGAGCAGGTCAGATACCTTAAGGGTTTCATAAAGCTGCTGTAAAGCGTTTTGACGATTGCCCTGAAGCTCTTTTAGTACGTTTACAAAGTTATCAACTGGCAAAAACTCTAAAGAGCTACTCAAACCGCCCCTGCTACGCTGTGATTGCCAATTAGTGACACCGATGCCCTTTAGGTCGTCCTGGAATAACTGCTCAACTGTATCGCCTACGGAGGCATCGTAAATGAAGTTAGGTCTGATAGCCTGAGTAAGAGCATGGATACGAGTTGTAAGGCGCTCAATCTCTAATATCTGGTCTCTGCAATGAGTGTAGTCAGAAACAGGGATAATACTGTTAGGATCTTGGGTTTGTCTGATAACAGTACAAGGGTAAAACTTCTCGAACTTAATTGGCGGCTCTGATTCGTCGATAATTGGATTATCGTTATCAATTTGCAGCCAATAAACCTTATTAGTACGTTCGCACCAAATTTCCCACACTTCAGCCTTGGACTCCATCTTTGGGCCTTCACGCTCACGGCTGTAGTCCTTCTTCTGAACCTCTGGGACACTATTGTAGTTTAATGAGTCGGCCTTTTCTTCACCAAATAAAGCCTCTGCCTCTTCCCTACCCAAGTAGGCACGTTTGGCCTGCCATTCGATCTCTGACTCGTTCCTGGCATCTGAGCATCTGTAGTCGCTGTACTGCACAACGTCGATGATGGCTCGCTCGGACACCTTTTCTTCAACCTCAACGGTAGCAATAAGAATCCCAGAACCATCATCTTTAAGCTCTTCCAGTTCACCTTCATACGGACTGCCATCTCCCGTAAGCAAAGCACCGCTAGGATCTCTTATTACTGCTACTTCTTTGTAAACTTCTTCAATTTTAGGCTCATACCTAGCCCATAAGACTGCTTGGCCGGTAAGTAAGAACTGCAATGCTGCGTTATAGCCTACTTTGTCAAAATCAAAATTGCAGTCCATAGCGTACTGGGTATTACGCTCTAAAACTACGCTTCCTAGTTCATAAGGTATACCACCTGCTCGCTTACGAAGGTTTACTTCAGCTTTTGGTGTAGAACTGTAATAGGCAGGTAGCAAAGTATTAACACAATACCACCATACATTTAGACGCCTTGGAGCATCTTTAAGGGTATCAATCTCTTTTAAACCGGCAAATACCTTAATAGACTCATCAGCGGCTTTTATAAATTTTTCGTAGCGTTTATCGGCTTCAATGATCTGCTTTTTCCACCATTCAGGGGAATATTTCTTAATGAGCGGCCTTGGTTGTTTAGCTTTCATATCTGCGGCCTTTTAGCTTTTGCTCTCATTTTAGAAATATAACTTTGCAGTCTAACCATTCCTTTATGTACCGTTTCTGGCGGAGATTCCCACTTGGAATCAATTAACCTAGCTTTGCAGAGGTAGCGTAAGGCATCAACAGCATGGTCATTGCCGGTGCTGTCTAAGTCTTCAGGTTTACGCTTGTCTATTGTCATCGATGGTAAGGTTTCTAATAAATAGGGGCAAGTACTAAATATGTATAACAACGGTGGATTACTTACTAAGCGTTGTCTAATTTGCGCCCAGCCTGATATGCGGTCGTTATCCGCTTCTTTAAAATAGGGATGCTTGTATTTATCAAATACTCGGTGGAATTGGTCTGCTATTGTAGGACCGCCCTGATTGTTAAAGATTGACGGATCAGCAGCGCAAATTGGATTCTCGCCTACTGATAAAGCTGCGATTCGCTCGGCCTGGTTGACGTTATCAACTCCCTTACCCCAGATTTCTCTATAGATAATAATTGAGCCTTTAGGATACGGTACCTCAGCACCTCCGTCAGTCCGTCCAGAACTAACAGCGCCCCACACAGCAGCAAAAGGACTGTGGTAGCCCCAATCATAGCCCATATACCTGGGCCAATGTTTGGGTATGTTGAAAGGGCTAATAATATGTTTAGAACTAAACTCAGGAAAGTAACTACCTTCATGGATTTCAAAATCTCCTTCTAACCAAGCTCGCACCAGCTCAGGACTACCGACCATGTGCAAGCGGTTTATATACTCAGGGTCACGGGCTAATAGTATCTGATTATCATGCACCCTGCTTGGTATGTAGATATAGTCAAAACTAGCCCCGTTAGGCAGCATCTTAGTTAAAACTTTCATGCCCCTTGGTGCCGGTTTGATAAATAGCTCTTTTAGCCAGCTATGGCCTATACCACCAGGGTTAAAAGTAAGGATAATTTGACCGCCTCCCTTGCCTCGCAGTGCTCCGAATAACTTCCAGATAGGGGAAGGGTCAGCATAGTTACCAGCCTCTTCTATAGCGCAATCTGAGAGGTTCTGGCCCTGGTATTTTTCAGCATCAGCATCATTAGCCAAAGGCCTAAAACGTAACCTACCCCCAGATTGGAAGGTAAACTGTTTTTTCTGGTCCTGCCAGTGCGCTTTAAGCGGCAAATATATCTGTTTTGCTCGCTCAATAAGGTCATCTGCCTGGGGTAGTTCTTTACGAAAGAATATAGCGTTAAAATCTTGGCCTAGCTGCTCCTGTTTAATAGCAAATTTGCCTAGTACGCCGTCAGTTTTACCGCCTCCACGAGCTCCACCATAGCCAACTAAAGTAATAGGGCAGGCTACTAAAGCTTCTTGAGGGCCGGATTGCGGAGCCCATACTATCTGCTCGTCTGGTCTACTTTCAGCAAGGTAATCACTCACAGCGGCAATACCTCTTGCCGTAAGCGTTTAACAATTACATCGCAATACTTTTGCTCACGCTCAATACCTATGCTTTTACGGTTCATGTCTTTAGCCGCTCTAAGTGTTGTTCCAGCACCTGCAAAAGGGTCTAAAAGGCTCACCACGGTCTTTTTTAGTTTAGTATCAGCCTGAGCTATACACCACTTCATTACGTCTAAGGGCTTTTGCGTAGGATGCCAGCGCTGTTCAGGTCGCTTTTTCATGCAACCATTCCAAAGATAGTCAATTTTGCGTACTGCTCCAGGTAGGTTTGTCCATGCTAACTCGCAATCAGCAAAATCACCTGTTATGTGCTTATCCCAAACTAGCCAACAAGAGGACGGGGGCATAGCATAATAATTGCCACCAAAGATAACCGCCGGTTGGTTGATAAGCTGGTTAATTAAGTCTTGAGGGATAGGCTCATTGTCCCAATCGTCATCCCCGTAATCTTTCGGCATGGCTAAATCGTTGCCACAACGGGTTCTTCTTCTATTTTTTCCAGATGCTTCACCTATCCCATAAGGCGGGTCGGTAAGCACCAAATCAACAGGCTCTAAATGGGGTAAAATATCCTTACAATCACCATGGTATAAAGTAACGTAATCATCTTGGTAGTAAGGTTTAATCACTTTCCACTCACCATCACACAATCAGAAGAGTAAATACGCTCTACGCTACATTTAGGGTTTTGGCAGACAAAATACTCTACATCACCCCCAGCGGATAAGCTTACATAAGGGGTATCTTCACCAACTTTAACAGTGCTTACATGCCCACAACAGGGACATCGCTTAACGTCTGAACTCATAAGCTCCAACCTCTATGATACTTAAAAACCTTAGCTGTTATCTTAGCCTGTTTAACACTAATCTTCTTACCGCACCACCTACTACCACACTCAAACCATTTTCCTGCTGTTACTACTAAGCCTATATGCTGACAATAATAGCAGCGGTAATACACCACATCACTCATTGTTTAAGTAACGAGCAACAAACTCCTCCTTGCTTAATGGCTTAGCACTAACTACGCTCCTAACCTCACCGGATATCTCAATCTGATGCTGCTCACTCCAGCCTAGCTTAGTCTTTAACAGGTGGAGTAACACTGGGGTATTACCATTCATAGCCTCTTCTATAGCCTTACCAGCTAGCCCCTTCTGCATAGAAGCTACTCCCTCTAGATACTCTTCCAAATAGTACTTCTCTAGCAGGTAAACACTAATCCTAGCAGTCATAGCTGTAGCGCTCTTAGACAAGCCATGACGAGCTAAATCCCGTATCTGCAACCCTAACTGCTCATCCTTCTGATGGTCCCTAGTTTGGGGCACCTCACGCATTATAGGGGGTAGCACCTCTATTTGGGCTTCCGATATTTTGGCCGGCTCTTCTATGGGTTCAAGCTGTTTTAAATCGGTGTCATTCATAAAAACTCTATTAGGCTATAGGCAAACTATGTTTGAGGTAATATTTGGGAATTTTATATGGGGAGTTGGGTATATATGTAACCGGTACCTCGCTCATTTTCAAATTCGGTTTCATTTTCATTTTCTCAGCATGTCTTTCCAGCTACTTACCCTCTGTTTAGCCCTTGGATTTAATTGACCGATAAGTATTGTTATAGGTCATTCCAGGGTAACTAGGCGATATCATTTAATAATTTACCAAACTCTTCCCAAGTTATACCGCTGACCGCTTGCAAAGCTACCACCTCGCACATGTGATAGACTCGCTTAGTGCGCTCTCTGCTGCGTAACTGCTGCTCTGTGATTCGTATAAGCTCGCAGAACCTAGACCTTGGAAGTCCTGTTAACTTACGCACGGCCTGATAAAGATTCCCTTTAGACATAGGCAAAGTATGGTAATGCCCAATAGGTATTCTAGCAGTAGTGCTCTTCTTTCCATACCAAGGCTTATCTTTCATATAGCTAATGGTTTCCATAACGCCACCTTACTTTTACGCTAACAGAAATAATTTAATCCTGCACAAAAATAATTAGCATCTTTTGTTGCGTTACTTATCTCTTACTGTATACTGTATTCAGTAGTTAACACTAACAAGGAGATTACATGTTAAAATTTTTACAATTACTAGACACCGATACCCTCGGCCTTATTGCTAGCGTATACGCTGCAATTGTTGGGCTATTACTAATAACTAACTAACTACGGAGAATAAACATGTACTACCCAACATACGAAAAACAATTAATTAAAGCTTACAATAAGACTGATCTTTATCAACTGTTATCGGTCGAACTAGCTATGACGTTAATGGACGCTCATCAACAATTCAGAAGGGGCTTAAGTGTTAAACAAGTTATTAATGTGCTAACTACAGCAATGAAACAACAAGGTGCCAACTATGAAAGCATTCAGCTGGCATTAAATGAAACGCAACCAACGGGAGTACGTCATGACGCCTAACATACGAGTAGCATTAGAACAATTAAACTATAAACAACACAATGATATTTACAAGATAGCGTTTGAATGGTGTGAAAAGTACGGTCTAAACAAGCCGGATAGGTCACGGGAAAAGTCACGGTTTTTAGATGGAGTGAAGCTTGGTTCCTATTTAGTTATTGAAAAACAAAACAGGGAAAAACAGAACAATGACCAGTAAAATAAAAGCTGATGACTTATTAAACAATGCAATACAAGCACACGCTGATGGCTATCGTTGTTTTATGGATGGTGATGGAAATAAGGCAAGCTTTTATGCTGGCATGTTATCGGCATATATGACGCTGCTAACTGAATATTTTGATAAAAATGAAGATAAAATTTTAGCCATTATTGATAAAGCAAACAAACGTATAAACCATAGCAATTTTTAACCACCAACTAACTAACTAGGAGATATATATGCGGCTATTAGGGATAACAGATTGCGTAAATACTTGCGATTGTTGCGGTAAAACCGACTTAAAATGTACGGTAGCCTTCGAACAAGAAGATTCAAACATAGTGTATTATGGTCGAATTTGTGCGCAGCGTTGGTACGGTAAAACTCAAAAGGTTATCAGTAGCGAATTGAAGACAATTAAGGATAACGCCAATAGTGAGGCTAGAAAATTATATCGAAATGATCCGATCTACGCTCAATACGAAGCGCTGTTAAAACAGTTAAATGAGCAAAAATTGATGTTTAATGAGCGGTGGTCAATACTTCGACCGGTATCCGAACTAAACGAGGCTAAACGAAAGGAAATATCTCAGTTAATTGCCAACAAGTATATGCTTAAAACATCCGATGTTTACGTGTGGTAATCATGACAGACAAAACACAGTATGAATAAATCACGATGGGATCATATGAGCGAGTTACACATCCAACTGAGTGAAGCGCAATTATTACTAATTGAGAATCTTAACAAGGCAGCTAAGGAAATGATCGAAACAAAATTCCCCGAAGAGGTACATGCTCAACCCTTATTAATGTTAGCCTACAAAATGGGATTTATTGATTGCCTTAAAGTACAAAACCACGAAATTATCGCCAATCTTAGATCCAAGTCTAAATAACCCCTACAACCCCCTAGAATCGATTTTACCTATCGAGCTAGGGGTATCCCTACCCTAGCCCATAATCTTGTCACCTTGGGGCTTATAGAGCCTTTAACAAGCTACTCAGGGATATCATCCAAGCTAAAACCTCTGCTCTCTAATAACCAATCTTCTTTACCATCTTTTGTAAGGGGGGTCGCTGGTATACTTTTTTTGGTATTTTCTAATGGTAATACTTTTAATGGTAGTGGATCATTTTGATCCCGGTCCCAAGGATCAATTTGATCCCGGTGGGGGATCATTTTGATCCCATTGCCGATCAATTTGATCCCATTCATTGGGATCATTTTGATCCCGGTTGTAGAGAGGTAGCGGCCTCTCCCCTTGGTTGTTTCTTTGAGCATCTTAAGAGTTATTAGCCGCCGGATATATCGCTTAGTAGATGGCTCAGAGAGTCTAAGCTCTGCCGCTATATGGGGGATACTGGCAAAACAAGGGCGCTTGTTTCTTTCAAATCGTTGGACGTAGCTATAGATTAAAGCTTCGTAGTGAGAGAGTCCGGCGTCAACTAGTGCAAAGTCTACTATACCTAGGCGGTGTTTTTTGCTATCTTTCATCTTGTTCCTTGTTTTAAGGGTCGGTTAAACTTTCGCGAGTGACCGGCCCTTTTTTATTGTTTCAGGCATTTATAGCCGCCTCCCCTTTTTTTCTCAAGTTATTTTCGAATAATCCGAAACTTACTGTAGACAACAGCATCATATATGCTAAGGTTAGCAGTACACAGTAGCCGTTAGGCGAGTTTAACTAGGAAATAAAATCATGGCAAAGAATCCTTTTACATTAAAACACGTTCAGTCGGTCCGAGTAGTTGTTTTGCAGGATCTAAACACTAGAGACATAGTTGGCAAGATTGTAGCCAATTACTCAGACAACGGAGTTTGCACGACTCAGGCATTTATTTACGGGGGCAAGTTTGCAGAGGCCGACTTGGCACCGACATCTTGCGGTGGGTCAGGCTATGACAAGTTTAATAGCTGTTTGTGCGCCATATTTGGCAGCTTGTTTGAGACTTACAAAGAGGTCTCCGATCTTGATGCCGGTTTGATTAGTAAATGGTTTGAACAGCATGGTTATAAGGTAACGAGTCTTATTTAAGGGGGGGGGGGATAATGAATAGCAAA